AAAATCGCCATAATATCTCCAAAAGAATAATTTTACCACAAAAGGCTGGAGACGTAAAATCCCCAGCCTCTAGATTACAGCATCAGGGCGCGTTCGTAGGCCTGAGTCTTGATAGCAGCACCTTTGCCATACCAAGTGTTCCAGAGAGCTTGGTCAGCTTTGCGTGCGCGTGTGGTGTGATCGACATGCTCGGTAATGCTATTCAGAACACCCCAGACGGTGCCCTCGGTCTTACTAGTACCCATGCCGTTGCGGTAGCGAGCCAGAATCTCCTCGACATCCTTCTCAACTGTACGAGGCTGATTGTCTGCATCGCGGTCTGGTTTGTACAACAGGTCGAAGATGAACTCACGAGCCCCGCGCTCAGAAATACGCTGCTTGGACATATCCGTAATGTTCCGTTTGAAGGCTTCCCATGACTCGTCCAATACGCCGAGGCGAGACTTCATTGCTGTTGGATCGAACTCGCTGCGATGCGAGACCTTTGTGCGAGTGTGGCTAGAATCGGAACCAGACAGGCTAAAGGCCAGAGTGTTATTGCACACCACACGAACGCTGGTAAACTGAGCAGTCGTAGCCAAGGTTCCATCACACGAAGTGGTCAGGAGCAACATACCGTTGATGCGGTCAGAGCCATTCACATCAAAGGCGCGCCCCGTATCTGCCAGCGCCCAGAAGCGGCGACCACCGAATAGCGCCCCAGCGGTATGCAGCTTCATGCCTTGGTGGGTAACCAAGTCTTGGAAAAAGTCGAGAACCTCCCCGGGCTGCACGATATTGTACTCATCCGACACCACAGCCAGGGGCTCACAAGTATCACCACGATATAGAACTCGCTTGCCCATGTATCGATCTGTCTCAGAGCCCGGAGTGGCAAAGGTAACAGGCGACGACTTGATTTCCCAATTCATGCCAGCTTCTTCTTTCCAGACAGAAATTGAAGAATTCGGCGTCAGCTCTTGTCCTAAACCATGCCACGGCTTTTCACCAACATAAGCGATTGAAGCCTTGCCACTAACGATTGCGAGTTCATGTGCCATACTATATCCTAATAAGTTTGTATGATTTAATTATATCACACCGCGAGAATAAAAGTCTTCAAAAAAAAAAGAAGCCCGAGGGCTTCTTCTTTGGTGTGGCTAGATCCTATTTCCACTCAAGGCTTGTTGGCCCTCGCAATAGTTTGCGGGGCGGTTTTTAGTGAGTAATGATAGGCTCAGTTCTTTTGAGATCAAGAGCTTATACACAATATCTTCCGCAACTGGTCCAGATTCCTTCATAGGTGAAGAATAGTATTCAGTACTACTAGTGTCCCATGAGCAAAAGGAATGACACCCCTACTCGTCTACATGTTTATCGTTCATCATCGTGCACTTCACCAGGCTTGACTTCATTCTGCAGGAACATGCCCAGTGCGGCGGCAAATTCAGCATCGTTCTTTGGCTTATACATAGCAACTATCATGCCAATCATATTTGGCAACTCAGCACCCTGACCCAAATACGGCATACTGTATATACCATCAGATCGCATGAGCGTTGCAATGTCATATTTCATACCACCCTTAATCCTGTAGGAGGTAATATCTGAATTGGCAAGCCGATCGCCTCGTGAGTTGAATAGAATAGGCCGTGTGGGGCCCTTCCACCGAATGTTAAGAGGATTGCGATCGTCTGTGAGGTGAGCACTCATTTTGCTCTCGTTGTGCGCTGGCCATTTGCCCGTGTCATGCCAGCGAAAGACCAAAGCAGCCATATCCTCTTCGGTCAGTGCTGATTTCTTTCTAAGAGTCTTAGCCAGCTCATCAAATGTAGGAGCCTTTGCTTTGCGCTTCTTGGTTGCTGGAACAGTGGCAGTTTCAGCCAACTGCTCTTCTAGCTCATCATCATCATAACCAAAACACTCATCATAAACCTCGTATGCATGTTCAATTGCGCGGGCTTCGCTAGGTGCGGCAGACAGAACTCGAATGAAGTCACCTTGGCTCGAGCCTTTGAATTCAAAGATCTTAGAAAACAAGCCAAGGACTTTATAGCAGTGCATGAGAATATCTAGCTTCTCAGAATTATCTGAGTCCACAAATATCTCATCAAGCAAATCTGCTGGGCTCTCTGGACCCTCATCTTCGATGAAGCTGGTCTGTTTGCTATCGTCAGAACCCAAGATAGAAACAAGCACAGCATCAGCCTCCTTGTCATCTACGAGGCTAGAAGGATAGACCAAGTTGTCCTCTGTCGATAGTTCCTTAGAGAAGTTCAGGCGGGCATGTCCTAAGACAAGTGTGAAGATGTGAGAATCTTCGGTTGATTGGTGTAGCATTTGCAAATCCTATGCAGGTGGATAAAGTATTATTTATAGATTAAAATCTACACACCGTCACAGGTCTTGGTTCAGGTCAAAGACCTCGGTGTAGACGGTCTCCAATTGGTCGTTGTCTGCCATTTCCGTGTGGAAAATCTGCTTATGGTAGAGCTTGCAGAGGCGGCGCAAGATTTTCTTGTCCAACTCATTTTCCTCGGCAACGCGGGAGATTGCTTCCTTGACCAAGTCGCGCTCGGCTTCCATGCGGGTTAGAGAGCCTGAGACCTCAGATGCGAGGTTCTTGACTACTTTTTTCTGTTCAGGGGTTAAGACCATTTTGATTTCCTTCTATAAGTGGTAGGATGGTGATGGGATCGCTTAGAATCGTCTAGGCTGATATATCTTCTGCGCCAGTTGGCTCGCTATTCACCTCGGCGTTTGCGGCGGCAAGAGCCTCTGCTTTATGCTTAGCATTGGCAGCGAGAATCAGGTCGTAGAGCTTAATGCGAATCTCGGCAAGAAATACCTCAGGAAAAACGTCCATATCGGTAGGACTGTCCTTGGCAAGGGCATTGAACTCGTCTGCGGTAAGAATGCCCCGAGCTATCAGATCATTCCGCATGGTCAGGACGGTTTGCTTCTTATGCTGCAGGGGTGTCATTTTTCTTACCTTTTGGCTTAGTAGCTGGGCGCCCCAAGTTGTGGAGGGTCTGCACGGTCTCTGGATCCTCGAAGGCAGGGCCTTTGACACGCTCAGTAGTAGTGGTAAGAGTCGATTTCCAAATATCTATGGGGCGATTGACCATTGCAATTCCAGGGAGATTTGAAAGAATATCAGATAGGCGGTTTGTCATTAGGTCATTTCAGTTTAAGAAGTGTATCGGCTTCAGTCACATCGTGTCGGATGTGGCAGAAGATCGGGAGAAAGAGGCTGGCTGTCTCAGATTTCTTAGCCTGAATGACTGCGTTGTATTTAATTTGGACCAGTTTGCCGATGAAGAAGTCCGGTGCCTGCTGGCGCAAAGCATCATCCAGGCCTGAGCCGACAGATACCTGCAAGCTGCCGCAAGATGATTGCAGCAAGAGGCTACCGATTTGGCCTTCCTTTTTATTGTGTGGCGTGGTGCCGATGCAGTACAGTGTAGCATCTTCCTCGGCTTTCATTTTGATTACAGAAGCCGAGCGAGTATCTTCCCAAAGTGAGCTGGCAAGTTTTACCATGGCACCTTCTTGACCATCGGCAATGGCGCGTGCATAGAACTGTTGCGCCTCATCAAGGCTATCGACCTCACAGGACTCTACCATCTCGATGTTGGGAGCTGCTTCCCTAGATTCTGGCCAAGCGAGAAGATTTCGGAGTGTCGCAAGGCGCAGTGTCATTGGAGTATTCCTGTAGATTGGATCTTGCTCACCAAAGTAGATATCTCGAGGAATAATATCCCACACGATATAGCGAAGAGTCTGAGCCTCTTCTTTTGAAATAGTACCACGCACGGCTTTGTTGTAAATGCCGTTGCTGGTCTTGCGGTCTGCTAAGTTGCCAGCAGCGTCAACGCACACCAACTCGCCATCCAAGACATATCCCGGAATATAGCAGTCAATGCCAGCAAAGACATTGTGGACATTTAGCAAGTTGCCCGCGCGAGAGTAACCACCCTCACCAGCAACATAGATAAAGCGGCCGCCATCTACCTTGGTCTGGACAACAATGGCCTCGCCAGGCTTGCGCAGCTTCAGGAACTTGGCCTGAGTCTTTTCAGTATTCTTACTAGCCAACATCACTGGGAATTCTGGCACTGTGCCAGGCCAGACTTTATTTGCCAGTGTGCTGCCAGTACCGCAATCCAAATCGCGGTTAATCATGTTCTGCAGAACCACTGCTTCCTCAGGATGTAACGCAGCCAGAACCTGATTGATAAAGGCGCGCGCGTCGTTACCTGTAATCTTGCGACCACAGACTTTAGTCTCAATGCTATTGAGAATGTCCATATCAATCACGCATGTGCCTGTCGACTCAACAGGAGTTGCTTTTACCCAAAAATTGACGCGAGGGCTATAGGCAAGCTCGAACACTTTACGCAAGACTGCATTGTCCTTATTCGCAGTAAGGATAGAAAGTTTCTCATTTGTAGAAGCAGTAGCCTTAAGCTGGGCAATGATTTTGGAGATTGTCATAATTTCTTGAATTTATGTTGTTGATAGGTCTATTATACCACAGCCGTGGAATAAAAGCTCAACGCATCGCCTCGTATGCAGCCTCGCGGATTTCTGGCGCTGCGCGGTCCATTGCATCAACCATCGCCGTACATTCTGCAATATAGGTTATGGCGAACTTGGGGTAGTGGGCACGAATGCTACTGGCGTTGCTGATGATATCGGCGCATTTGATGGTTTGCATCCAACCCGGGGCTGCAATGAAGCGTTCACGGGTTTGGTGCTT